GATCACGCATCCGCTCGTCGTCCAGGACATGCGGGAGAACTCGACCTTCGTGCTGGCGTCGAGTTACAGCGACGTCTATCGGCTCTACAACTCCGAGTTCGGCGAATGGGGCGGCGTTCGGTTCTGCTCTTCGCAGCTCTGTCCGTCATGGACCGGCGTCGCGCAGGTCAATGGAACCGCCGGGACCAACGGTTCGCTGGCGACCAACACTTATTTCATCGTCGTGACCGCGTCGGACACGCAGAATCAGTATGAGAGCCAAATCTATCAGGTGTCGAATTCGGTCGCGGTGACGGGTCCGACCGGGTCGATCAACGTCGCGTTGCCGAATGTCGCCGGCTACAGCTTCAACGTCTATGTCGGCACGACCACGTCGCCGGCCAATCTCGGTCTGTCGCCGCAGGGACCGGTCACGGGAACGCAGCAAGGCCAGGCGACGCAGCTCGCGCCGAACCAGACCATCACCATTACGGGAACGGGGGTCGCGCAGACGCCGCCCGCCGCGCCGGCGACCGGGGTTACGGTCTATCCGGTGTTCATCTTCGGCCGTGGGGCCTATGGGCAGGTCGTGCTCGACAACGTCAAGATCACGCTGTTGACCCAGGCCGACAAGTCCGATCCGCTCAATCAGTTGCGCGTGGTCGGCTGGAAGAGCTTCTGGGGAACGATCATCCTCAACCAGCAATTCTTCATGCGGATCGAGTGCACGTCGAACTTCAGCGCGACATTCAGTTGATGGCGACCCTGACCCTCGGCACCGCTGGCACGACGACTCTGGTCGCCATGTCGTTCGGCAGCGATCCGGCGATCGCGGATATCTCGGCGATCGCCGAGCATATTCTCAATGATCAGGTCAACGGCAACCCGATCTGGCCGGGCGCGTGGGCCAACACCGGCTTTCTGTTCGTGCCGAACCGGGGCATTCTTCAAGCCTTGCCGGGTGATGTCGTCGCCTATGATCCCGCCACCGGCTGGCCGATCCTGCTTTCCAAGCGCGCGGCGGCGGGCGCTTCGTGGGTGCTGTCATGAGCTTGAAGGACAAGTTGCCGCAACCGGAGAAGCTCGATCCGCTCGGCTTGATTACGCCGGAGCGGATGGCGGAGCTTCGCGTCAAGGCGCGTGAGAACGTCGCCAGGAAGCTCGCCGAGCGCGCGGAGAAAGTGTTTCTCGTCGACGAGGAGAAGCGGATCGAGCGGCTCGCCGATCCGAAGCCCGAGTACGAGACGCGGACGATCGTGATCGACGCCGCCGATCACACCGATTGCATTCGCATCGACCAGCAGTATTTTTGGCATGGGTCGACCTATGAAGTCGTCAAGCCGGTCTATGACCAGTTGCGCGAGATTCTCATGCGCGGTTGGCGGCACGAACGTGAGATTTCCGCGCCGACGCCGATGTTGTCCAACAATCGGAACGTGCGGCTCAGCGGCGGCGAGACTGGCGGCGGGGCGCGGTTCTGATGCTCGACGATTTGCCGATCGAGAATGTCCCGGCGATCATGCTGTCGTTCGACCATCAGGTCAGCGACGGACGGATCATTCGCTTCAGCACCGGGATCGCGCAAGCCGCGCGGCCCGAGGAACTCAACGCGCTGCTCGACAAGTTGACGGCCGCCGCCGATCGGCAGGAAGCGAAATATCGGCTGGAGCGGCTAGCCAACGACTTGAAGCGCGAGGAGAAGCTCTACGAGCAGGGAACCGCCGATATGCTGCGGCTCGACGAGGAAGCTCGGGCGAGCTACCAGCAATCCGGGCGGCGCGCGGATTGGAGCCCGGACAAGCTGACGGGCGCGCAACGCAAGGATCGCGAGAACGCCGAGGTTTCCATGTCGCGGCGGCGTGATATGATCGTCGCGCTGCGCGAGCAGGTCGCGCTGGCGCGAGGCATCGTCGATGGGGCTCACGGCGCAACAAATAGTCACTAGGGCCTGTCGCATCGCCAGAGCGCCGGGGTTCCTCGCCGACGCCGGCGAGTCGCTCAACTCCGTTCTCGAAGAGCTTTGCGAGACCTACGACTTCGACATCGCGCGTGGAACCGTGAACTTCTCGTTCAACTCACAATCCGGCGGTTCCGACTTCAACGACGACTTCAACAGCGACTTTGGGCCGCCGCTGGTCGGCGGCTTGAATTCCGGCCCCTACGCGTTGCCGAGCGACTATCTGCGCTCGCGGCGCGACGACGTGTTCTACACGATTGACGGCGTCAAATACGTCATGATCAGCATCGACCTGGCGCAATACGACGCGCTCGTGCAGCAGCCGGGGCTGATGAGCTACCCACAGAATTACACGGTCGATCTTTCGATCATGGGCGACAACAATCTGCCGCAACCGAAAATGTTCGTCTGGCCGCCGCCGGCCGGCTCCTACCCCGTCACGGTGCGCTATCAACGGTTGATGCCCGACATTGTCACGCCTCAGACGAGCGCGGCGATTCCGTGGTTTCCCGACACCAACTATTTGATCACGCGCGTTGCCGGCGAGATGATGAAGAACACCGGCGACAAGCGGGTCGACGCCTTCCTCGGCGAGGGGACGATCGGCGCGCAAGGCATTCTCAACCGTTACCTGAAGCTGGCGAACGACGACGAGGACCGGGCGAAGACGGTCACGTTGGATCGGCGTCTTTTCCAGAATGACTTTTTCAGGCTCAAGAACACCAAGACGATCGGCTGGTAGATGCAAAAAACGGTTGGTCCAGATATTACCTCGGTCGATTTGGTTGGCGGTATCGCGCAGCTGGACACGGGCGAATGGGTCACGATTACCAATCTTTACGACATGAAAGGACGAGAAGTAAGCAATCCGTTGTTGGGGCGCAGGGGAGTTGCCGGGCCGGATTCAGAAGGGCGATGGTACGCGTTTATGATCGAGGCGGCCGAATTTGAACAACGAACTACGCTCCAGTGATCATTCATGCCCTCTAGCCAACAAGACGCCGCCCCGCTCTACTTCTCGGCCAAGGGCCTGTCGGACGCGCTCGACGCGACCGATGACTTCCCCGGCGCGATGGCCAGCCTGCAAAATCTGATCTTCGATCCATCCGCGACCGACGTGTTCCAATGCCGTCCGGCTGGCGTCCCCCTGCTCGACGCCGGCCCGCCCAACCCGATCCTCTCCTTTGGCTTCGTTTCGGTCTGGAAAATCGTCGGCGACATGCTCTACGGCATGGTCGCGACGCGGCTGACCGCGCTTTGCGACCAGCCGTTCGCCTTCAATCTTCTGACCGACACCGTCGTTCCCGTCGCCGGGATCACGCCGGTCAACGTGCCGACCAGCCCGCCGGTGTCGGGGGACTGGACGCCGCCGACTATGGACGTGGTCGGCGTCTATGCCGTCGTCACCCATCCGGGTTTCTCGACCCAAGCCTTCGCGACCGCGATGGGCTTCATCACCTTCAATTCGAACCCGGCCAATCTCGACACCATCACGCTCGGCGGCTCGGTCGTGACCTTCGTCACGGGAACGCCGGTGGTCGGCGACAACCAGGTGCAAATCCTCTCGACCCTGGCGCTGACGCTCGCAAGCCTGCCCGCCGCGCTGGAGGCGTTCGGCGATCCCAACATCAGTCAAGCGACCTACGGCGCGACGACCAGCCAACTCCTTGTCTCTTACGTCGTGCCCGGCGCGTCGGGCAATGCCTTCACGCTCGCCGCCAGCGCCGGGATCATCTCGGGCGTCACGTTGACGGGCGGGACCGGCAATTACTTTGGCTGGTTCGACATCTCCAACCCCGAGGCTCCGGTTTGGAACGCTGGCAACATGGCGGTCAACCCGCTGTCGACGCCGCCGACCGCCGTCGCGCAGTTCAACAGCCGCGCTTATTTCCTCGTCAACCCGCCGGCCGGTCAACCCGCGCTGGTCGTCAGCGACCCGCTCAACCCGTTGCGGGCGACCAACGGCTCCTACGTGATGACGTTCGGCGACAACCAGCGCCTGACCGCGCTCGCCGGTCTTCCGTTGACCAACCAACTCGGCGGCGTCATCCAGTCGATGATCGTGTTCAAGGGCGTGACCAACATGTTCCAGGTCACGGGCGATCCCCTGCCGAACACGGCGGCGGGCGCGTGGGCGAGGAACGCGCTCAACGTCGCGACGGGAACGCTCGCGCCGAGGACGATCGTGACGACGCCGCAGGGGCTCTACTTCATGAGCCCGCAAGGCTATCGCCTGATCAGCTTCACGGGGCAGGTGTCGCCGCCGGTCGGCGCGAACGGCAAGGGTGTTTCGGTCCCGTTCATCCTCTGTCAGACGCCGAGCCGAGCGGCGGCCGCCGCCAATGCGACCATTCTGCGCGCCAGCGTGATCACGGCGTCGGGGTCGATGCAAGAATTTTGGCTCGACGTCGCGCGGCAGGTCTGGACCGGTCCGCACACGCTGGCCGCGAACATCATCGCTCCGTACAAAAATACTTTTCTGACCTCGCCGACCGTGTTGCCCAACTCGATCCATCAGAGTGATTGGTTGCAGAACTCGAGCTCGACGTTCCAGGAATTCGGCGCGACATTGACGTGGGGCTGGCAGACCTCGCTGCTACCCGACGCCAAGGACATGCAACAGCACGAGACGCACGAGACGATCATCAAGCTGTCGACCGGTTCTGGCGCGACCGCGAGCATGGTCGACGAGGCGGGCAACGTGATCGCCGACGGTCCGGCGACGGTCGCCGTTCCTCCGGTCGGGTCGTCCGCGGCGTGGGGCCAGCCGCAATGGGCGGGGTCGCTGTTCTACGGTCAGGCGTTCGCGTTGTCGCCGACGCAACTCGCGTGGCCGGCTCCGGTGGTGTTCGGTCGGGCGTGTTTGCAACTGACGGGTTTGTCCGATATGTTCACGCGCATTGGCGCGCTGTCGATGCGTATTGAGCAGCTCGGGTATCTCCCGCAACCGGGGAATTGAAATGCCCAATCTGGAATCGGTTTTCCCGAGAGTCGGAAACTCGGTTTTGTTCTCGCCGGGGGCCTTGATCCCCTCGCTCGCGGGCAAGGGGCCGTTCGCGGCGATCGTGGTCGGAGTCTCGGCCGACGCCGCGTCGGCCGATGTCGTGTTCTTCACCAATGGCGCGACCAATTTCGCCACCGCCAAGGCGTTCTGGCGCGGCGGCCAGCGTCCGAACAAGGACACGCCGTACTGTCAACCCGTGGAAGGAGAGATCACGCCATGAAGGGCATGAAGGGCGGAGTGCTCCGCGAGGGGTTGTCGACCCGTAGTCCGAGGGCCGACGACGCCAGCACCAAGTTGAAAGGGCCGTCCGTCAATGCTGAAGCGACTCGCGGAGGCAAGACCGCGCCGACGCCGGCAACCCTCGGTCCCCGGACAGCCTGAGATCACGTTCGGCTGGGAGTATCTGGCCGATTGCGTTCGCGAGGCCGCGCCGATGCTGGCGCGCGAACACGCCGAGGTCGAGCTCGATCCGCGCTTGCCGTTCGACCCCGATTGGGATCGTCTGCTCGGTTGGGCCGCGACCGGCGCGCTCGACGTCTGGACGGTTCGCGCCGACGCAATCTTGATCGGCTACGTTTCAGTGCTGTTCATGCCGCACTTGTACTCGCGCGGCGTCAACATGGCGAATGTCCACACCCCGTATTTAGCCCCGGAGTGGCGGCTTGGTCGGCTCGGGATCGACATGCTGGCGACGCTGTTCGAAGCGTTGCGCGCGCGGGATGTGGACGTCGCCGACATCGACCTCGACCTCCGCTCGCGCTTGCATCCCGCGCTCGCGCGCTGGCGTTTCGAGGATACCGAGATTCGCAAGAGGAAGTGGTTATGAGTAGCGGTCCTTCGCTTCCTTCCAATCCCACGCCGGCTTATCAATATCAGAACTCGCCCGGAGCGGATCAGAGCGCGTTTGGCGGCACGCAGAATCTTCCGAACTATGCCGCGCAGAATTATCCGCAGGTGCAGGGCGCGGTCGGCAATGTCACGTCCGGGGCGTATGGCGCGCCGCAAATCCAGGGCGCGGGCAATGCGACGCTCGGCGCGGCGGGGCAGGCCAACAGCGCCGCGAGCCCGCTGATCTCGGCGGGAACCGGTCAGCTCGGCGCGGGCGCGTCGCTGGTTCCCTACGCGACGCAAGCATTGCAGACCGGGTTCGACCCACAAAACCAACTCTACAACCAACTCTACCAGCAGAACCAGCAGCAGCAGAACATCACCAACGCCGCCAATGGCGTCGCCGGCACGCCCTACGCGGCGGGCGTCACCAATACCGCCGATCAGAATTTCAATCTCGACTGGCAGAACGCCATGCTCGGGCGACAGCAGACCGGCGCGGGAACCGCGACGACGTTGCTAGGGCAGGGCAATCAGGACATCGCCACTGGCGCGAATGCGATCGGCTCGGGCGTTTCCGCGCTCGGCACGGGAGGGTCGTTGGCGGGGCAGGGGGCCAATCTGCTCCAGTCCGTGCCGAACGAAAGTCTATCGGCGCTGTCGGCGCTCAATTCGGCGGGCGGGCAGGCGACCGGCGTCAACCAGACGCAGATTCAGGATTTGCTCAGCTACCTCACCGGCGCGACCAGCGCCAGCAACGCGGCGACCGGGCAGTATAGCGCCGAGGCCAACGCGTCGCTCGGCCAACAGGGCGTCAACAACCAACAGCTCGCCGGGCTCGGCAGCTTGTTGGGCTTGACCGGCGCGGGCGGCTCCGGCGGTTTGCTCGGCCTCGCGGGCCTGTTCTGATGGTCGGCGGTCTGGGAGCGCTCGGGGCGCTGGGGTCGATCGGCGGGGGACTGGCGCAAGGCGCGGACGCGGAGGCGCGCCGCAAGCTGCTCGCGTTGCAGGCGCAACAGCTCATCCAACAGCAAGCCGGGCAGGGCGACGCCGGCGCGGCGTTGATGAGTCAATCGGGAGTGTCGCCGCCGACCTCGGTCGTTCCGGGGGCGCAGCCGATGGGTGGTCTGCTCGGCGGTTTGAAGGGCTTGCTGTCCGGCGGGCAGGCTCCCGCGTCTGGCGCGCCGCCGCCGGCTCCTCTCGGCGTTCGCGGGGGCGGCGGAGCTCCGCAACCGCCTTCGACCGGCGGCGCGCCTCCGCAAGGCCAACCCCAAGGCGCGCCGCCTCCCCAGGCGCAAGCGGCCGTCCAGCGGATGGACTTCCCGACGTTGACCAACACGCTGGCGCGTCAGCCCGGCATGACGCCGCAACGGCTGATGGCGGCGCTGTCGGCGCTCGCGCCCTACATGAACATGCAGGCGCAGATCGACTACAAGCAGGCCATGATGCGCGTCGCGCAACAGAACGCGGGATCGAACGCGGTTCGCGCCGACGCGGCGAAGGAGACGGCGGACACGGGCGCGGTGGTCAAGCCGGGCGAGTTGCAAGAGAAGAAGGATCGTGACGTCGGGCTCGACGCCAATCGCAAGGCGAGGCTGGCGATCGAGCAACAGAAGTTGAAGGATAGCGAGGACAAGCGCGCGAGCGACGAGGGGATCAAGACGTTGTCGCAATGGCAGAGCGCCAACAAGGACGCGGAGAACGAGCGACAACGCGCCGTGACGGACTTGAACGCCGCCTATTCGAACACGGCCGATCCCGACCGGGAGGCCACGGTCGAGATGTTGAAACGGAACTTGTCGGACGCCAACGACCGGATCAAGGCGTTGCATGACAAGCGGCCGAACGTCGCCGACGACGTCGGCGAGGGCGCGCATCCCACGGGCAACGCGGGAGCCGGCGGCAAGAGCGACGCGCGGGTTCCCGTGAAGGTGCAGACGCCGGAGGAAGCCGCCAAGTTGCCGCTGGGCACGCCTTACGTTACCCCTGACGGGCAATCGTTCACGAGGTAGCCGTGGATTGGCCGGGTACGCCCAACGCCGCGTCGCAATGGCCGGGAACCCCCGTCGCGCCGAAACAGGCATGGCCCGGCACGCCGTTGGCCGCGATGCACGATCGCGCGCCCCTGCAAGCCGACGCGTTGCACGACCGCCCGCCGATCGCCTCGCAACCGGAAGTCAGCGGCAAACTCTCGTTCGCCCCGATCGGCAACGAGAGTTTTGCCCATAAGGCGGTGCAGGGCGCGGCCAGCCTCGCCGACGTCGCGCGTCGCGCCAGCAAGGCGGCCGGCGGCGTCGTGTCCGATTTCGCCGGCGCGCCATTCGAAGCGGTGCAAGAGCAGATCAAGGCGATGCGCCAGGGCGAGGGTTTGGCGTCCAACCCGGCGTCGATTCCCAATGCGCCGGAGCAAGCGGGTCAAGTGGCCGGCGCGGCGAGCATGGGCGTGGCGGAGACGCCACGCTTGGCCGGCGACATTCCCAAGCCGATCCCGTCCAAGATCGAGCCGCAAGCGCCGCCCGCGCGCCCGACCGTCGCCGACATTCCCAAGGCGACGGGAGAATGGCCGGGGACGCCGAATCCCGTCGCGCGGCAAGCCGGGCAGACCGCCGTCGAGGGCGCGCTGACGTTCGAGGATGTTCCCAAAGCCCCGGAGGTCAAGCCCGAACCAAAGTCGGTCGGAGCCGCCGCGACGCCGCCGGTCGCCAGCTAT